CCTCAACGGCTTGATGTCCGGTACCTGAACCTAGAACGGGGATCGAGAGTGAGGTCGCAGTCGTACCGACACCGGTAGTAGCAGTCGTAGCGCCACCAGTATCAAGAGTGGCGGTTCCCACGAAGCCGGTGATGCAGTCGACTACGAGGAACTTGCTACCCGTAGTCGCAGTGAACGAAGAGGTGATGGCGAGCGAAGTCGTTGCCTGCGTGATGACGCTGTAGTACGTGACCATCGACGCTGAGTTACTGGCGTCGGCGTTCTGCGTCGGTGCTTCGAGAACAGTCCACGTGTTGCCTGCGGCATCAGCGAACGAAGAGACGGCAGTGATCTCAAGCGCTGCCGTGCTGTCGCCAGCGATGGTGGCGAATACGAAGTCGCCAACGCTGACAGCCATGCCGGACGAGACCTGAGTGGCGTTAGTGATTGCAACAATCTTGGTTGCCCGGAAGGACAGCGCCATGGCTTAGCCGATGCCGAAGGTGATGTAGCAGACGGCGTTGACTGCGACAGCCGCAGTGACACGGATGCGCAAGACACCGGCTGCCGGAACCACGAACTCCTGGTCGAGCGGGAACTGCTTGATGTACTGGTTCGAAGGTGCAACCTGCTGGTAGTCACCCACACGAACAGGTGCGGCGATGGTGCCTTCACCTGTTGAGGTGTAACCGGTACCAGTGGTTGAGAGCGTCAGACCAGGTACGTTGCCAAGAGGGTCAGTGAGAAGCGTGATCGAGTTGGTGACGGCAGCGGTGACCGTTGCAGCGACAGTAGTTGTGTGGATGAGTTCGCACTGAATGGGAACGGCGGCGGCATCACCATCGAACGAGATGCCCCACTCGACAACGCTGATGGCGTTGTTCGGGTGCAGCACTTGAAGAAGCGTGGTGGTTGATGTACCAGTGGTCACCTTCGGTGAAGGCGCCGTCGTGATAGATCCACCGTTGTTGACTCTATACAGGGGCCTACTCATGTGTCTCGTCCTTCACAGGTTCGGTGGTGTCCGGTACGACAACGGGTGTGTCGTCGTACTCGCTGCCATCCGGCATGATGACGGTTGCGGTTGCGATGCCCTTGAAGCCCAGGGTAGAACCGGCCATTAGCCCTGCACCGACTGCACGACACCATTCGTGAAGACGACAGATGCACCGGACGGAAGTGAGCCAGTGAGGCTAGCGGTGGCACCACCACAGATGTACGTGCCAGCGTCGTGCGCCGTCCAGACTCCGTAGTACGGAATACCCGAGGCGAAAGTAGCAAGCAGTGCGAAGGTCTGCGTGTCAGTGGAGGTCTTCACACCAGTTGAGGCGGAGCCGAAGGTAAGAGCCTGACGGTAACCGGTGTAGCCGTCCGCTGAATAGCCAGCCTGGCTCGAACCCAGGATCTCGTTAGCACCAGTGGTGCCAGGCGAGGCTGAGTGCAACGACATGTAGAAGGTCGTGGCATCCGCAGTGATTGCGGCGATAGCTAGACCGGCATACGTCGATGCGAGATAAGCCAACGCCATCTGAGCGTTGATCTCTTCGGCAGCCTTAGCCCACTTGGCAATGTCTGAATCGTGGTAAATGTGCATGATGCGTTGTCCTTTCGAGACATGTTGATTAGGAAACTGTTGCGGTTCGCATTGCCCAACCGACTTCTGCTGCGATGTCGGATGCGGTGGCGTTGGTTTGGGCGTAGACGTTGATCTGTTGTGAGACTGAGCCAGACGATGCGGCGCTAGGTGCTGCCGGTGTGGTGGCTCCGGTGCCGGTGTTCGAACCGGTAGCGCCACCCATGTTGAGAGCGGGCACACCGAACTTCGTTCCGGCCATCTGTCCTGCGACGGCAGCCACGGCGCTCGTTGCCAAGTGTGAGTTGGAGTTCACGCCGTTGGCGAGACCGACCATCAAGTTCATGCCGATCTCTGCGAACACAGTCGACGGAGACTTCACGCCAGCCGTTGCCTTAGCGGCCTTGATGGCGTTGTTCATGATGTTCTGAATGGCAGTGTTGATCTGGCTGCCGTTCTGGTTGATGCCAGAGATCAGACCGTTATCGAGAGCTTGACCGACGCCGTTCATGGCGCCGTCTTCGTCATTGACTCCTTGGATCAGACCCTTAGCAAGCTGCTGGCCGATGTTCTGTAGCGTCTGGCCGGGGTTCGAGAACTGACCGGTGACACTGCTAGCCAGCGCAGCCCATGCGGTATTCCAAGAACCTTGCTCGCCGGATACATAACCTGGGAGCTTGTCGACTGCCGTCTTGATGTCGTCACAAGTATTGGAGATTGCCTGCTCTTGGTTGCTGGCGGTCGATCCCATACCAGCCCAGGCAGTGCCCCAGTCGTTGTGTAGCTCGTTGATTGTAGAGACAAGAGGGTTGAGGCCCTGCGACTTGACGTTAATAAGCGTCGTGATGATGTGCTGACCAGCGGTCTGAATCGTCTTGTCGAGATCCTTGAAGTCAGTCTCGGTCTCGGATGCCGACTTCGACGTGTCCTTCATGTTGTCGGAGATCTTCGTGACGACCTCACCAAGCGACTTCACATTACCAAGGACGGTGCTGATCTGCTTGTCGAAGGACTTCCACTCCGAGACGGTGGCGTCGACCTTCTTGGAAGATGCGTCTACAGAGGAAGCAACGGTGTCGAAGGCAGGCTTCAGAAGCTCGGCGGCAGCCTTGTCACTCTTGAGGGCTGATACGAAGTTGCCACTTAGCTCATGCTCCGAGTTCTGAACGGCAGTGCGCATCTTGTCGAGCGCAGTAGCCATCGTGTTGAGTTCGTTCTCAAGTTCCTTACCAGAGGTCTTAGCCTTGGTGAGAGAACTGGCGATGCTCGCAAGTTCTTTCTCTCCCGTCTTGAGCTTGCTAGTGACAGCCTCAGTGGAGGTAGCCAGAGACTTGAGGGCACCTTCGGCAGGCTTGGAACCAGTAGCCAAGTGCTCTAGTGCCTTGACATCCTTGTTGACACCAGGGGTGAGGTCGGCGTTGGCGATCTCCTTGAAGCCCATAACGATAACATTGACAGCCTTCTGAATCGGTCCGGGCTGTAGCTTCGTTGCGAGAGTGGCGAGTGACGACAGGTCATCACCGAACTGCTTCGGTGTCTTGCCAACCTTCTTGAGCGCATCGCCAATCTCTCCGATGGCGGTGGCAGCGAGCTTGACGCCAGCCTTGGCGTGCTCGCCATCAGCCGAGATGACCAGCAGTGCAAAGCCGATGTCTACAAGGGCGGGTCCCACCGCCTTGGCTGCGGTCTGCACCTTCTTAAGTTCGGGAGCGAGAGAGTCGGCCAGCTTGAGCGACTTCATTTCGTCCGTCGCTAGCTTGGCATTCTCCTTGATGCCTTCCTTGAGACCCTGCATCGTGGACTTGCCGATGTCATGGAAGACCTTCGACGGGCTGAAGATGCCGAGCACATCCTTGGCTACATCTTCAACGCCCTTAACAACTGCGTGGATGGCCTTCTTGGGCAGATCGGCCATCGCCTTGATGCCGTCGACAAGGCCCTTGATGATGTCCTCACCGACCTTGCGGAACTTGGCGGGAATCGATTCAATGAAATGCACGATGGCATCGAACGCCACGACCACATCACGCTTGATTGTGGACCAGTGCTTGACCAGTTCGAGAACGAGCAAGCCGATAGGACCAAGGACGATACCGACGATGATCGGGATGACCTCTTTGAGATGCGACTTGACGAAGTCAAATGCCCCTACTACAACGTCCTTGATGGCGTTGAAAGCATCCTTGAAGGCGTCTCGGAACGCCTTTACCTTGATCCAGAGGACAGCGAAGATGGCACCAACCGCAATGACGGCGGCGATGATAAGTCCTACCGGACCAAGAGCCATCAACCATGCGGCTGCAATGGCGATACCGGACGCAGTTGCGGTGACAGCGGAAGCGATCCACCCTGCGACCATGACCGCAAAAGAGGCGGCGGCGGATACACCGGCTGCAACGTAGGTGGCAGCAGTGCGGATACCTGCGGCGACCTGTACTGCCGAAGAGGCGGCGGCGGATACACCGGCTGCAACGTAGGTGGCAGCAGTGCGGATACCTGCGGCGACCTGTACTGCCGAAGAGGCGACGGCGGATACACCGGCTGCAACGTAGGTGGCAGCAGTGCGGATACCTGCGGCGACCTGTACTGCCGAACTCTCTGCGACCTCATCGGAAGTGCCTTCGGCTATGGTGCCAAACAGGAGCATCGAGGCCCCGGCGATTGTCGTCTGAGCGACACCGATAATCATGCCGCCAATCCACACACCAATAGCTGCGAGGAGAACTCCACCGACTACGGCTGCGAGGGCTTCGGCTACGGTGATGTGCTTACCAAGCCAGCCAACTACGTCAGAGATGTCCTTGACTACCGACTTGAGGATCGGCAGCATCTTCTGACCGAACTCGATGCCGAGCTTGTCGGTCTTGGCCTTGGCAATGTCGAGCGATCCACCAAGAGTGTTGTTGAACGCTGCGGCGGCGCCCTTGGTGCGCTGAGCTACTGTGTCAAGTTCCTTCTTGGTCGAATCATGCGCAAGGTTGAGCTTGTCTTCTGCTAGCGTGACGGCACGGTGAGCACTAGCTAGAGCTTGGTCCGCTGCGGCGCCCTTAAGTTGACCGTCAGCTACTTTATGTTGCGTTTCCTGCAACGCAAAGTTGGCGTTCGATACGGCTTGCTGCGCAGTAGCTAGAGCGTGTGCATTGCTGGCGGCGACATTGATGTTGATGCCGAACTGAACGAGGGTCTTGTTACCCTTACCATCGAGAATCTTGACGTACTGGCTCGTCGCATCGGATAGTGACTCGTTCTTGGCACGAGCCATATCCATGATGGTGTTGAGAGCAGACGACTGCTGCTTAACAGGTACATGAGCCGAAGCCAACAACTGCAACGACTGCGTGTTCTGAGTGATGGAGAAGCCGTTATTGGTGGCAGCCGTATTGCTCTTATTGAGTTCGTCTGTAAGCTGAGCGTTCGACTCGCCTGCGTTGTGGGCGGCGACCTGATACTGAGCAACAACTTTGTCGTACTTCTCGGCTAGATCAATCGACCCAGCGATGATGCCAGCGACAGCGGCGGCAGCCAACTCACCGACCTTGGCGAAGCCCCCACCCTCTGTGGCAGTGGCAGCATCTACCTCTTCTGCATCGCCCTTTTGAACATCGGCAGAGGCGCCTGCACTCTCATCAATCTTGGCGTAAGAGAGCGAGACCTTCTCGGCCATTTCCTCGTAGAGTGCGGCAATGCGAGTAGTCGCTCCTTCGACTGAACCGACAGCATCATCGGATGAGGTGTCGGCAGATTCCTTGATCTTGTCGAAGCCCGTCGAAGAGTCTGCGCCCATGCCATCGAAGAGTGAGCCGATCCTGATGGTGGCTTCTTCGACTGAACCGGTAGCCTCGGTGCTCGAAGTTCCGGCTGCCTCTGCAACCTTCATCCACGCTTCTGAGCCGTCCTCGCTCAGGCCATCGAACAGACCGCCGATCTTGGTGACGCCTTGCTCAGTGACTTCACCACTCTTAGTCGCTGACGCCTCAGCGGACTCGAAGATGCTCTGGAAGATCTCACTGATCTTGCCGCCAGCCTCCTGAGCAGAGGAGCCTACTTTCTCGAATGCAGCAGTAGCGCCCGCACTGTCGGCGGTAAGGATTGCTCGAAGGGTCGAGGTGGTCGTTGATGACATATGTGTGGTTCACCACCTGCGGAACAAAAATAGCCACCGAACCCATCGGCAGCATCTCCTTGCGGACACACCCATGGTTGGTGGCTTGGTTAGATTGAGTTAAAGGTCGGTTGAGTCAGCGATCTCGTCCAAGAGCGTATCCATGGCGGTAGAGATTGCCTCTTCGACCTGCGAGACAGAGGCGACTAGCGCAGGTGCCAAGAACGGGTGTGCCTTCTGCGAGTACCAGTAGCCCTTGTTACCGAACAGAGGGTGTCGGAAGTTGCCGGGCTTGCCTTTGTTCTCGAAGACATCGGCATCGGGTGCTGCTTCGCCACCGGCAGTTATCATCACTCCCACGTCGAGAGGTACGACTTTGATGCTGCCAGGAATCTTTGTGGAGAACGATGCAAGGCTCTTGGCCTTCTCCACGACCTCTGGCGCTACATCCACCAACGCCTTACTCATCACAACCTTGATCTTCGGTGCGGCCTTGTGCATTGCACTGCCGAACTTCTGAAAGGATGAGGTGTCGATGCTAGCCATGCTTCTTCATTTCCTCTAGGGCTGCCTCGAAGACCATGGTCTCTCGTAGAGTCAAGATGCCGTAGTCACGAGGCAGCATGTGGAAGTGCAGCGAGAAGACCGGCAGGTGCGTTAGGCGACGGTAGTGGAGGCTTCCTCGACAGGCGTAGAGTCCACCTCTGGCGAGTTTGGGACTTCAGCTAGCTTTCCGCCCGGTACCAACTCCGCAACGGCAGCAGGGTCAACTGCTTCGCCGTCGTCGTCAGTGACAGCTTTTACGTCGCCCATCTTGAAGTGAACGTCGCTGTAGCGCAGGGCAGGATTGTCTCGACGCTGCAAGAGCCAGACGAGAGCCGTCATGGCTTGCATGGAACCTTCAGCGAGCTTGGTGTTCCACTGGTCGAACGTGCAGTTCATGACCTTCTCGACGGCAATGCCTTCGTCGTTGGTCAGGTCGGCAGGATCGAAGTCATAGGTGACATCGGCTACTTGGATCTTCGGCATGGTTAGCTTCCTCCTCGGAAGTGTTGCGGTTGTTACTTAGACGGCTATACTGTTGAATCGAAGGAAGAGTAGCTAAGCTGGATGATCGGGTCACCTGCTGAGTCGACCAGTGCCGTGAACGGCACCTTGACGGAGATGATGCCCGCACCAGAAGCATTCGGGGTCTCACCTTCGAGGCGGACGGACGGAATGGTGATGGTCAGACCGGTCTGGTCGCTGCCCTGTACGACGGGTCCTAGCAATGTGATCTGCAAGGTCACCTGTGTGTCGGCGGCGAACGCAGTGTATGCGTCAGCCAGGGTGGCGAACTCGATCTCAATTTCACCAGTGATTTCGCTGAAGCCGTTGGTTAGCTGCTCAGCCTTGGTCTGTGAACCGAGACCGAATCGGTCAGTTGCAAGTACGTTCGTACCCTTGACCGAGAAGCTCTTGATGAGACCGGTCGGCGCACCACCGCCAGAGACGGACACGACGCTTGATGCCGTAGTGACTGTACCGCCAGTGAGTAGCGAACCAGCACCCCAGTTGAGCAGGTTCGGTGCGGAGGCACCAGACTGGTAGGTCGCTGCCGTGTAGCTAGTAGCCGTAGCCTCTGCCCATGCGTCAACAGTCAGTGAGAGAGTGGCGATGCCACCTACGGCACATGCAATCGTCCAGTCAACAATCTTGACACCGTTGTACGAGAATGCCTGGATGCTCTGGCCAGTCGTGAAGGGCACACCCTTCTGGAATGAGAGCGACTGAGCTTCGAGGAAGTTAGGGATGTGGTTCTGTACCGCCACTTCGCCAGTGGTGAACGTGACTGCGCCACCAGTAGCGACGGTGCCGGTAGCAGAGCCGGACACGTAAGCGACACCGGTTAGCTTGCCAGTGCCGACGCCTGTGTAAGTGCAAGTGGCAAGAGTCGATGACGTGGCGACGGTGAACGTGCCACCGTTAGGGTTAGCGTCGGCAATGCTGGCAACGGCGAGCACGCCTGCGCTCGGAGCGGACCACGAGGCGACGGTGCTAATCTCGCCAGCGTTAGAATCTGCGGCAACGGTAGTCGACAGCGCATCGGCAATCGGCACGGCGGATGACCCGATGGCGTGAGCTAGGAGCACACCGAACTGCGAGTCGGCAAGCTCGTATTCGAGGGAGCCAGTGACTTCCTTGGCGACGAGGACCCTGCGGTCAGCCTGCTTGAAGCGACTGCCCTGAAGGGCCTCGCTCGTTGCGGTGATCTTCTTGAGGTTGAAGGTAGCCGACTTGTGGGGCACCCAACGTGTAGGAGTGACGAAGGTGCCGACTGTGGTCTCTGCGACGAAGCCGCAAGTTTCTCCGAGTCCGGACGGGATATAGCTCTGAACCATTAGATGACTTCCTGAGTAGGTGCGTCGACTACAGGAGCGACGACGGGTGTTACGACGGGTACTTCTTCGACCGGCTCAACTACCGGAGTAACGGGTGCTACGAATGACGGTGCGGGGGGTGCAGCGACGGGGACAACGGGTGCTACGAATGACGGTGCAGCGACAGGAGCGACGTATGCGCCGACTTCCTTCCAGATCGGGTGGTTCTCGTAGGTGGCACGAAGTTCGTCAGGAACGTTGATTACCTCATCCGGGTCGGCGTGCTGCCCGGTGGTGAAGTCGGTGACTGTGACTGAACTGACGTTGCGATACTCTGCCATTGGGTTTCCTACCTCGTCACTCTTGCGTGACAGTCGAATGTGAAAGTGAGTGTGCAGGCGGCGCCACCGATGTTGGTGGATTCCGCCACTGAGTTGACGGAGGTCGGAACGATCCATTCGAGGATGTCGCCTAGACGCTCTCCGTCATCGAGGATCGGGGTCATGACGTATGTCTGCCATGTCTCCCATGCGGTCGTGCGTGCGTCTGTGAAACTGATGTCGCCTCTGAAGACGCTGACCTTGCCGCTGAGTGTGTAGACCTCTTGGAATGCGAAGTAGGGCAGCGACTCGATGATGACTCGGTGGTCAGCGATCTCGTTCAGTTCGATGTACGTCGCACCCTCGTAGTTCATGATTACGGAGTCGACTACCTGGATAGTCGTGTCTGGTCCATCTGCTACCGCAGTCGTGATGAGACCAAGCAAGTAGTTGAAGGCGCTCGGCGCCGTCATCGTTACGTCTGCCATTAGCCGATCACAACCCTGCGATAGGGATCGAGTAGAGCGATGATGCGGTAGGGCACTCCCTGCCACAGACTGTTCTGAGTGTCACCAGGATCGAACTCGGTCGGCCTTTGGTTCTGTCGGCTCGCCTGCTGAGTGTTCACCCACCAGTGCTTTACCAGTTCGAGAGCGGCGGTCTTGAGCATCGGCGGTACTGGGTTGTAACCGGCGATGTAGGTGACCTCGACGTTACGCTGTCCTGGGAAGAACGGACGTGGCCACGAGTAGCCCTGGAAGACTCGGTTGATTTGGCCAGTCAGGTAGTTCAACTGAACACCGTCTACCGGATTCTCGGGTGTCGATTCGGGAAGATCAATGGTTCCACCGAAGGACAAGAACTCTGTGGCCGAGATCAGTTCGATGATCGGGTAGTAGTTCAGCATGATCTGACTACCGGCCCAGCCGTCGTGGCGTTCTGTGTACGTGACATTGATCGGGTGGTTCGTGTACTTGCCGACGAACTCGCACGCCATGTCAACAATGAGTTGAAGGTTCGAGTCCTGAGCGTCTGAAGCGTTGCTCGGGAAGTTGAGCCATGCCTTGACATCGTTGATGTTGAGGAACGAGTTCCAGTCTTCACTGGTTGCGATGATCGGCATTAGCCAACCCCCAGCGCAGTATTCGGCATGAGCGTGCTGATGTCGACGGTGCCGTGCGGCGAGGCGGAAGCAACCACGATGCTGTACACACGCTGAGGTGCATCGCTGATGTTCTCTGTCACCGTGTAAAAGCTGCCGGTCGGAGAGGTAGCAGAGTCATCGTTCGCCACTAGCGTCTGACTGAATGCACCCGTACCGGAGAGCGTGTTGGTCTGCGGTAGCTGGTGATAGATGACATCCGAGTTAGCAATCGGCTCGCTGAGTACGAACGTGACCGTTCCTACTGCTGCCGTGCCGTCAGCGTTGGCGTACTTGCCGGTAACAGCAATCAATGTTGCTGACATAGCTATTCCGCCGAGAAGACAGTGACACCCACAGTTCCACCAGTGACGGTGGTCGTGATGGCGGCTTTAACGAATCGGTATGCACCCGTGACCGTGGTCACAGTGACGCCAGCAGCGGAGAGCGTTGTCATGGCGGTTCCGAACCAGTTCGTACCATCCTGTGAGACATAGAGAGTGATGACTCCACCGGTCGTACTGGCGGCGGCGGTGCACACGGCGGTGTGAACGCCACGAGCTTGACCATTGTCGAGGATGACAGGAACGGTCGTCGTGGCAGTTGACAAGGCTGGAATGCTCTGTGTTGCGTCAATGCTGCTCATGGTTAGGTCCGTTCGAGGTGAGGATGGCGAGCAACTGCGTGCTCAGCCTGAGATCTTGGAGTTCGGTCAAGGTTGTGCTTCCACCCCTCGGCAACGTGTACTAGTCCGCACTCCTTGCAGTGCACGTATGCCCTGCGTTCTTCCATGTGAGAGTCCTTTGAAAGAGATGGTGATGGGTGGCTGAGTGGTGCAGTCAGAGGAGGACATGACTGCACCACTCAGCGAGCAGCACGACAAGGGGAGAGAGAGCAAACCCTGTCGACTGCGAGCTTCTTTACAAAGCGAATGCCGGGACGATGGTGCCGGTACCGGTGATGGCGCCCATTGACTTCGGGTAGCGTGCTGCCGTGAAGGCGGCGTACTCCCAAACCTGCAAGAGGACCGTCAACTGGTTACCGAGGGTCTGCGGCAGGGCACGAGCCATGAGCGGACCTTCCCACAACCACTGGTCGTCCATGCGGGCGACGACGATGTGAGACTCGTTAGTGCCAGAACCGAGGTTGGCCGGGATGTTGAAGTCCTGGTTCACAGCGAGACCGAGGACGGTTCCACCAGTGAGACCTTCGGCAACGGCGTTCTCCTGCACAACCTGTACGGCGTTGAAGGGACCGTTGGCGGTCGGAACGATGAGCGGACGACCATTGCTGTCGAAGCTGGACTCTAGGTACTCCCACCAGTCCGGCGTCATGAACATGTGCGTGGCCGGGAGGAATCGAGTTGAAGCGATTGAACCCTTGGTCGAAGCGATCTGTGCCCATAGAAGCTCGTAAGTCGGAGATACTTCGGACCACACGGTCGACGTGATGCCGGTCGTGTTGAGTGAACCGAGAAGCTGACCCGAAGAGCCGCTGCCGTTGATGACCTGGTAGTCGACTTCCCTTGCGAGGTCGGCGTTGAGGTCTTCCGAGATGGCGGCAACGAAGTCGATGTCGGCCCTGTCGATGATCTGCTGAGACACGCTCTGCTGACCAGCGATAGTGACAATCGGCACGGTGGTCGTTGCGGTGACAGCGGCGCTGTCCTCGATGGCGGTGTTCTGCGTGGCCTGTGAGGCGGTGACAGCACCGGTCGTGACCTTAGGCACGAGGATGCTCATACCACCGGGCTTGAGGTCAAGCTTGTGGCAGGCATCTGCGTAGACACGGCCAGGACGTGCGTAGCGTACCCAGTCGGCGGTGTCATACTGCGGGACTACGAAGTCGCCACCAGCGGTTGCGGTGGTGGACAGGTCGCCGGTACGGGCGTGGAGTTCACCGACGCCAGCTTCCTGCATACCTGAACGAGCCTGTCGGACGAGATATTCGTCAGCAACCTGGCCAGGCTTCCAGTCACGGGCACTTCCGGCCTTGATGCGAGCATCGGCCTCTTGTGCGTCGACAGAGACTTCCTGTGCGTAGCGTGCGAGACGCTGTGCGGGAGCCGTCTTACCGGCTGCCCTGCTGGCGAGGTCCATGAAGTAGTTGTGCTCACCGTTCTTGCGGTAGGTGCGCTCGCTGGTCTTCACGTGGATGCCAGAGGCATTGTCAGGCGTTACGGTGTCGAGACCGTTAGCGGTGCGGGCCTCAGCGGCCTTCTCAGCCTTGCGGGCCTGCTCGGCGTCACGGGCGGTGGTGATCTCAACGGAGAGACGACCGGCACGCTCGCTGTGAGCGTCACACTCGCCCTTCTCAGAAGAGGTCAGATCACGGTTCTCGGCCTCGGCCTTGGCGGTGATTGCGGTTACTGCTGCGAGTGCGCTTTCACGCTGCTCGGTTAGCTTCTTAGAAAGCTTTGCCATTGGAGTTGTTCCTTGGGGTTGCGACCACTCAGGTGGTCAAACGGGTTGGGGATTCTGAGTGGTGGCGCATTCCGAATGGAACGGCTCCGAGTCGAGAACTTGATGCGGGGCTTTGGGGTCTAACGAGTGGTGCCGATTCCGGTGTATTCACGGAATGGTCCGAGTCGTGTGAACTCCTATATCTATGATACCAGTTCCACCAGGGGTGGCGCTATATCTTCGAGTTGGTTACGAGCAATGAGAGGAAGCCTGCCTTCTTCGCAGCCTTCGTATTGCGTGTGTCGTTGTCGATCAATACTGCGATGTCGTTGTCCTGCATCGCCTTGACCTTGTTCACGTCATGCGGGATAGGCACAACGATGATGTCTGTGTAGTCAGTGATGCCAAGGCTGGCGAGATATGCACGCTTGGCCAGCACGTCTTCCGGCTTGACCGGACCGGGCTGCTCAATCCCCGTCAGGATATAGACGGAGTTGCCACCATGCACGAGGTCAGAGATGAGTGTCTGGAATAGACGGGGGAACGAGTCAATCGTGCCGTCAATGTCTATTCCCCAGTTTGACATGACTACGACCTGCGCAATAGTTCGAGCTTGGCCTTGGTCTCAGCGAGACGAGGTGCGTATGCAGAACGAGGTCCGGCGCCATCGGGCTGGTTAGGCATACTGGCGTCGGCAGCACCACTACCGGGGGTAAGGCCTTGAGCCGATCCCTTGACACCAGTGGTGTCCTTGGTTCCCTTGGCCTCGAAGCCGGTGTCGGCAGGGTCGCCATCCGGGTCGGTCGTTCCGAGGCTGTCGCTGATTGCCTTCTGGCCTTCATCGAGAGCGGAGTTGACCTCAACGAGGATCGGCTCGACGGCAGAGAGTTTGTCATCGGCGGTGTGCAGCGCATCGAGTGCCGTCTGCAACAGTTCGGCAGTAGCGGCAGAGATGGTCTTGCCTTCTCGGTTCTCAACCTTCGTGATGGTCTCGATGAGTGTTGATGCGAGGTTGATGGACTTCCTGGCTTCGATCTGGTCACGGGTTGCTTCGACCAAGCGTGCGTTGTCGGCAGGCTCAATAGCTGCGACCATGCCAGCACGAAGTGCGGCGGTCGTTGCAGGGTTAGCGGGCATCGTCACGATAGAGACATCGAACAGACGAGCCTCGGTGACGCCACGCTCGGAACGGTCTGCATTCCACTCCTGCTGCTCAGCAACGAATGAGAATGACATCTTGGTCAGGTCGCCACGGTCGAGTGCAATGCACACGTCGTTAGCCAAGCTCTGACGACGGTCCAGGTTGGCATCGACCTTCAGACCACGCTTATCCTCCGAGAGCGTCATGGTTCCACCACCGGTTGAGGCAATCGGAATGCCGTCGTGGTTGACCAAGAGCGGAATCGTGTTGCCACTGCCGAGTGTGCGCTTGAAGCAGCCACTACGCATGGTCTCGTTGTAGGAACCCATGAAGTCTTCGACGTGATACGGCTCGTTAGCGGTGGATGCGTAACCAGAGAAGTGGGCAGTGTTGCCATCTTCGCTCATGCGCACCTGGGTGTCGCTCAGTGTGTACGAGCGAGTTGACATACGGGACATCGGAATCTTCTTCCTTAGAGGTGTTGCGGACTTCTGCTCGACGGGAACGGTTCCCTTGCCACCACAGCCATCGGGCGGTGGCGGGCAGTCACGGTGACCATCGAGGATCGTGCCCTTGCCCTTGCATGTCGGGCAGGTCTTTGTGTTGTCGCTAGCGGCTCGGCCTGCTGCGTCAACTACATCGGTGTCGTCACTCACATCTACTCCGAACTTCTTGGCTGCGGCGAGCAGCTTCGTGGCAGTGGCCTTCTTGTCGGCGGCATTGTCGAACTGTGTTTGGCCGAATCGAGACAGAGCAGCCTTCACGTGTGCTTCATCGGGGATCGGCAAGTGACGATTACCTTCAGCGTCGATGTATGCGAAGTCTGAATCGTCTAGGTTGTTGCGATCCTTCGATGAGAGCACTGTCATTACTGTCCACCACCCGTGTCGTCTTCATCGTTGGCTGCGGGACCAGAAGGCAATGCGGGCGGCGCAGGTGGTGCAGTGATGCCCCCACCGGAACCAACTGCGCCTTGAGGTGCGAACCAGTCACTTGATGCGCTATTCATGGGAGCGAAGAGCGAGTCTGCGCCTTCCTCGGTGAGCGGAGGAAGATCGAAGTAGATGCGACGAAGCTCGTTCGGAGTCATCATCGAACCGTTGCGGATCATACCGATCAGCATCGAGAGCATCTGATCGTTGGTCTTCAGGATGTCACGCACGTCTCGCTTGACAATGTAGCCAGGCGGAAGCAGAGCTTGGTCTGCAATGTCGAGACGCTTTGCGTATCCCTTCACGCCCGTGAGTACGAATGCGATCAAGGCTTCTTGAATGCCCTTCATCTCTGTGCCACCACGGTCTGCGATGTCACCGATCATGAAGACCGGCACGCCGTAGTAACCGGCGATCTCGGCCTTCGAGAAGTTGCGTGAGTCGAGAAGCTGTGCGGTCTCGGGATTGACGGCGATGGACTGCCACTTGGCGTCTGCGTCAACAACCAACGGCACGTGACTCTGTGCAAGTCCGCCATGGTTGACGGCGAGTTCCTGTTGTAGACGCTGCGCATCTGCTGGCATCAGCGGCTTGCTAATGCTCAGGATGCCACCAGGCGAGATGCCCTGTGCGAAGAATCGTGAGCCGTACTCCTGAGCGGCAATCGGTAGACCGAAGCCCATGGCGCCAAGCTCAATCGGATTGAGACCGACTGCACTACCGGGCAGAGCCACCCATGGTACGTGAACAACATCGGCAGGATTGAGGAACGGTCCGACCGCACCTACTCGGTACGTCTTGACACCCTTGGTGATCTCCGTCTTGATGACGGTGGGGTTGAGAAGTTCAAACTGAGACGGGTTGCCGTCGTCATCACGGTCAACAACGAGACGGTAGATGTTTCCACCGAGACCGAGCGACGTGATGTGCTTGAACGTGCCGGTGTAGTAGTAGTCATCGGCATAAGGATCACTGATGACTTCAGGAATCTCGATCTCGATGTTCGCCACGCCGATGGGCGTCTGCTTGTAGACGTGAACCGTGAGGTCGGCAACAACGTCACCGATGATGCGCAAGCACGCCATGACATCCATGAGTGACAGAACACTGCGTTCGTCAACAGTTACACCAGCAACCGACTGACCCATTGCTGAGTTCGGCGGGATGACTGAAGGATCGGAGTAGGCGCCGAACCAGTTCGATCCGTTCAATGCCATGTTTCGGTTCTGTGGGCCTCGACGTGCGCTCATAGGTTAGGACTTCTTCTTCAACTTGGCGACGAGCTTCTTGATGCGAGGCTTCGGCTTCTTGGGCAACGGCAGCGACCAAACATTGTCGGGTCCGTATCGGTATTCCTGCTTAGTGTTCGGGTCGTACTTGATGCGGTGACCTGACCAACAGACTTCGGCTAGCACAACGGCAATGACTGCACCGGCTAGCAATCCACCAACGAGACCGAAGAGCAATGCGATTGCTGCGATGAACAGTCCTGCGCCTGCGTACTCACCAACCTCTACCGCCCGAATGTTCAGACGGCTTCTCTCTACGGTGGTTGGTCTAGGCATTCGCTTGCTCTCTCTTGATGATGGATGCCAACTCATGTCGCTGACGGTCGGTCAGGAAACGCTCGTTGTCATAGGAACCGAGCGGCATCTCTTGTGTGGTCATGCCCGGTGGACGAGTGGTCGGCTCTGCTGTCTCTGTCTTGTCCTCGAAGTCAGACGGCAAGAACACATGCGCAAACTCAGTAGGCGGTGCGTTCATTAGTTCACCCGCTCTGTCGAGTCCCATCAACGAGGCAACGGCCAAGTCGATCTTGTACTGCGAACGCTTGCGGTCCTTGCGAAGTCGTTGACCTCTGTTGTCGTTGACAAGGATTGCGTTCAACACGTGTGCACGAAGTCGTTCGTCACCGTCATGGCTCATGCCATCTGTAGCGATGAGGTCACCGAAGCCGCTAGTGGCTGGACTCATGCGAGAGTCGGACTGAGGAAACGTCGTGACCGTCATGCCTTCGCCCTGCATCACTTGCAACGTGCGCTGCCATCGTGCCGGGTCGGCGGTGAGTTCGACAACGCTGTACTTCTGCGCTGCATTACGGATGCACGCTTCGACATCGAGGACATCAACAACCCAGTCGGGCGGATCGTCATACGTGCGTTGCCAACATCCGACGACGAACAAGAACGGCTTCTCTTCGAGCGTGACGCCAACGAGTGCCGTCGTGTCGTTGTTCAATGAACCGTCGAAGGCGAGGCAGATGCGTGTGCCGTCTTCAACGATGCGATCCGGTTCAGCGAGTGCGTCCCATGCAGCAGGTGTGCAGAACTTCTCCTCGACTGTCCACGGTTGGTTCAACCAGTAGCGTCGGCTGTCGCTCTCACGCTTTTGCGGATCTCGGAACTCGTGCTCGATGAGAACATCGAAGTCCTTCCATGAGGATGCGGGTCCGAAGAGTTCTGTCAGTCCGGCCTTCAGTGCCACATCATCGGTGATGTCGAGATCCATCGGCGCTTGCTTGTGATCGAAGAGGACACCGTTGACCTTCTGCGCAGTCTTGAACGTGTCCTCTGCGACCGAATCTTCGCCCGGAGCGAACATCGTGGTCGTTTCAAGCGACCAGGAGTTCAAACTCTTCTCAAGGTTACGTGTGACCGTGGCGTGAAGAGACTTCAGCGTCGGGAGCAGCCAGAGGTGAGAGTTGTGTGTCACTGTGCCAGCCGGACCAGCCAAGAACAGGTGGTCACTTGATGCGACACCGACGCACTTCACCGGTACAGAGTCGACCTGTTCGATGGCCTTGATGGTTACCCATTCGGGACCACGGTTGTGTTGTTGAACTCGTGCGGCCTTGCGTGGAAGGGAGAACGGCTGGAATCCTCCACGTGCAGTGAAGTTCACCACGTATCCGCCACCGTCACGACTGCGACTGTCCGGCGCCCAACGGCGAGTCGCTATCTGGCCGAGACTGCGAAGCAGTTTTAGTAGATCGGAAGACAGTTGATCGTTTCCAGAGAATGAACAGTGACCAGACTTGGCGCAATGTCCATCGCTGTCCATGAGACCACGAACCAACTGAGTACGCTGGTCGATGGAACAGTGGAAGTATTCGCCGGGTACGTGCTCGTCACCAACAGTGATGTTCGGTTGTCCTGTGCTGCCATCGCCAAGCCATAGGCCTAGCAGGTACGGATCAACAGGCAAGTCGGCTTCCGGTAGCTTCCAAGGTGCCGGTGCGGGCACTCTGAACTTACGACCATCAGCGAACATCTCGCCGGTAGTGCGTACTCGTGGAAGTGCTGCGGACATCGGTCGAGTCATCCACTGATGACCGTCGCTCGCAACGATACTGGTGCCATCCTCAAAGGTCACCTTGTAACAATGGCGGTCTTGCTGAATCTCCGTTGTCTTGATGATCTCTACAGGCAGACCATCTGCACCAAGAAGCATGTCACCGGGTTTGACATCGCCCATCGTTGTCCAGCCAGTTGGCGTGGGTAGTGGCGTATCAAGAGCTAGTGCCTCATCAAACACGCAGAACGTCTCTTTGCCGCCATCCTTCGATGATGCCTTCGAGGACTGAGCGACGAGGTAGCCACCGTCAGGCAGGTTCGTTCGTGTGATGCCGATGTCATCGAGGTCGTAGTAGTCGCAGACGTAGCCGTTCATCAACATGAACTGCACGGCTTCGTAAGTGTTCGAGGCCTGTCCTTCTTCGGTGGCGAAGCACTTGATGACGGGATCGACAACCGGAACGCCTATCGGATCTCCGTTCTCGTCCCACCCACCAAAGCGAACCGGGCCGAGGGCTTCTGCGCAGGCGAGCATGGCGGCTAGCTCGGACTTCGCACGTCCCTTCGGACGACTGAACACTGCACGGTAGTAGACACGCTGGCCTTCTCGTGCATGTCCCTTCGGGTAAAGCTCGTAGCAGCGATAGATGAAGGCTCTGAACTCCCAGTCAAGCTCGATGGGTGCTCCTCGAACTGCGCCCGGACCGTGCACCAAGAAGGTCTCGATCCACTGGCAGATCTCAGGGCCAAGCGTCGGCCTAAGCTGAGTCTTCTTCTTCATCAATCACGTCTCTCAATCGAGGATCGTCAGCGCCACCTGTGTGGTTCGCTGCACGCCTACGTTCTCCCTGGTCAACGGCCTTTTCTGCCTGCTCGATCTGCCATTGCAGAGAGCGACGGCTCATTGGGCCGAGTCCGTACTCTCGTCGCTGCAAGCGGATCTCGGCAGCGATCTCCTTCTTGGTCATGCCACGCTTGCCAGCCCAGTAGTCGTGGGTGAGGTCAGCGATGATGAGCAGCCCCGACAGGTCCGAGCGGTCATACTCCGCTGCCATCGGTGATTCTCGGAGCGATGTCCAGAACTCTTCGGCTGCCGGATGCCATTCCTCGATCTCGCCCGTCTCGAAGTCGATGTTGTGACGGGCAGGTAGCTCTGGAATGACCGTCTGACCAGGGGTTATAGCGACAAGCGTCTTGGCTGTGCTCGCCTTGTTCCTTCGGCGCCGTTGAGCCGGATTCTTCGGCAGCGGGCCGGGTGGCATTAGGCCTTGTGGTAGTCGGTGCCGCCAACACCGAACAGGTATGGATGCGGGGTCGTCATAGAAGAATGCGAGGTCGACGCCACTACGGTCGGCTTGACGGGTGCGTGACCTGGATTGCTCACGACCGCTGCGACCTCTACGACCACTGGTGATGATGTACCGGGAATCCAGTCTTCGTGGTTGCAGGTCTCGTCGTGCTCGTGCACGTGGACGCAGGTCTCGTCATAGTGACCGCACTCTTCGACGGTGCAGAGGTCGTGGTCATGGGTTACTTCGGGCATTAGTAGCTCCTTCAAGAGCGGATAGAGGTGAAACAGGGCCATCGGGCACCCGGATTCGTGCATCCCGTACATCGGTCAGTTCGGATTCGAACCACCCGTATGCAGGGCTTTTGTCCAAGGACTTGGGGTCCCTAACAAATGGATTCCCTGATCGACCCACCCCCCGGTCAACGGCTGCATATCTATGCATAGTCAACTGGTGTCAATGCGTACACGGGATAGGGGGCAAAGGACTTGGGGTCCAGTGTAGCTATGGATGAATGGATTCCTACGCTGCGCAGAGAGAATGTATTAGATGTGACGGAGGAGCCAGAGACCAGCGAGGATCAGCACTATCACTAGGAGGATTGCTGTGAGTGTCATTGTCTATTGCTCTTCCATGGATAGATCACTTCACAGTAGAGGATCACTGCTAGTGGGATGAGACACAGCACCCAGGGAACTACAGCGAACCAGATCATCTGTTGCTCTTGCGACTGTTGCACTGTCTACACAGGACGAGTGTGTTCTCATCTGCTGCTGTGCCACCAGCCGCCACTGGCTTGATGTGATCTAGTGTGAGCGGATTGTCCTTGGTTGCTTCGTGTGCTTCTCGCTCATATCCTGGGCAAATATTCCCATGGCGAGCAATCCATTCAGCGACCTTGCGCTTACTGATGGACTTCCATCTACCTTGGTACTGAGGTCTTGGTGGTCTGGTATCTTTCCGAACCGGCGTGTGAATCGGACAGCGAGAAGCGCTTCCGGTTACCAAGGTATAGCAACCTCTGACTAGGCAAGGATGAGGCAACTTCTTGAGCGCCATTAGATCTTTCCGAGGCGGCGATTACGCTTGTAGGCGCAAAGGTCACACCTAAGGCCATCAGCGGCGACTTGTGAGAGACAATCCTGACAGCGGCGCTTTAGGCCAGCATCACAAGGGTGATAGACACTGAATCCAGCGGATTCCGACTGGAAACGATATGGGTTATCCCATACCATCTTGTAAGGGTTACGCACCGTGAGACTCTCCTTCTATGATACCAGTTCCACCAGTCTCTTCGCTATGTCGAGACCTGATCCATACAGCGATGTCGGGATCTGCTTGCTTCTTCGACCAGTAGTTGAAAGCGTCGAAGCAGACCTGACACATGCCTCGCTTGGGCCTTGGCAACGCCAACTCATCACAGGCCACACAGTTAGGCACACTTGCTTGACGCTTCTGCTGCTCTATTTCAGGTTGTTCGAGCATCTGACCTGTTTCAATGAGACTTGCGGCTGCAATGTCGATTGCGATGACTCGATTCGACAACTTGCGGACTGTTTTGCCGATGATGTCGTTTTTACGGTCGTGCTTCTCGACATTCTCATCACTTCGAGCGAAGGCCAGTGACAGATATGGACGAAGTTGCTCCAAATGTGTGATTGCATCATCTAGCGACTTCAGTGTCTTCGCTTCTATGCGTGGATTCATCTACCTACCTCGATTATGTTGCCGGACGTGATGAAGATCACCAGGATCGTCTGTGTAGACCGTTTCCAACTTGATCGGCTCTTTCCACTCGACTGCTTTCGCCTTGTCGAACTTCTTCTTGCGATTGAACCGAGTTCCAACCCACTTGTGGGCTTTGCACGATGAAGATGTGTGATCTACATGTTCACTGCAAGTCAGGACTCGGCATATCTTCTCTGTCATGATCGGTCTCGACACATCGGATGTGGACAGTCGTTGTCATGACATCCAGCGAAGTTGTGATTGAGTCTCCATAGACAGTAAACACACATAGTCTCGTATTCGGTCTCGAATACTTCTTCTGGTTCGAGTTCGATGAAGCACAGCTCACATGCGGTGATGTCGTTGTGGTAGCGCCACCATCGTCGCTTACCGGCCTTGCTCAGCTTGGCTCGATGCTCAACTGATCCTTGCTTGTTGATGTTCGGATCACCATGCTTGAGCCAACGCTTGTAATGGGTGCGACAGAGATTATTCGTGATCTTGCCGCCTGGTGGCGAACAGTCTTCGTTGTTGATCTTGCAGTTTTGGTTCATCGTCTTGACTTCACCGAGATCTTGTTGAGGATTGATTGAGCTACTGCTAGGTCTTCAACTGAGCAACGCTCAGATAGACCACGAGGCATTGTGGTTCTGATGAGTTCGATTTCTTGGTCTGTCAGAGTTATGCAGTAGGGCTTGTACTTGGTTGTCATCGTCTTGATTCCTTCACACTTCGTCGCCATTCGATCTCTCGCTGCGACAACTTGGTATTTGGTGCTGCCATCCATGTGCGGATAGCTGTCTGTGTTGGTGTCTTGTGAATCGCATATAGATATGCGACTGCGAACTTGAACTTCTCTTCTGTGCTCGACCCATCAATCACTACGGCCTTCTTGAAGCTGCGCCACGGCATACCTCTAGGCATTAGGCGCCGTTCTCATCGCCCAACCGAGACGTTCGGCTTCCTCTTGATACCGATTCTCATCGCCCAACCGAGACGTTCGGCTTCCTCTTGATACCGATAATGCGAGAAGACGGTCTCGTAGACAAGCTGGCTGACAGGTTCACCGACGATCTTGTAGTAGAACGTGCCGTTGGCGGCCGGGATGACGACGCAACCATCCTCGATGTAGATCAGGCGTGACTGAGCTACTAGCTGCTTGCTAATGAGCATTGCCTTGCCTGCAACTAGGACTGCGCCATCGTCGCTGTATTGAAAGATGTGCACGTCATCGTCTACGAACGTGTCGGTTGGCAGCGTGACGCTGATCGTGTGCTTGCCACATTCACAACTAGATGAGACTGGTGCTTCTTCGGTGATACCGGCAGCCGCACGAGCGATGTTCGGATAAACGGCAGCAATCGGCCTTGAGTGCGTCTGCAAGTTGCGGAAGCGAGCTTCTGCGGCATCACGCTCGAATCGAAGCTCCTCGACCTTGTCTTCTAGTCCGGCTGTGGTGTGGTGCATACGAAGCTCGTGATCGGCTAGCGAGTCGTCAATCTTGTCTTGTACTCGGTCGTTACTCATTACTTCCTTCTCTCTACGCACGGCTTGCACGTGCAGGTAATCGGGTGATCCCTGAGCGCCTTGTGACGGATCAGGATTGACTTCTCGTTGCGCTCGTTGCGCTCACGACGAGCTTCTCTGGCTGCCGGAGTCTCGAACTTGTTGCTCACAGTTGCCTCGTGTGCTCTTCGTGAATGCCGAGCATGTCTTCTACGCCGCTAATGAGAATCCCGGACTGCAATCGAATGCCGACCTCAGCGCATGGCTCGCAAATGGCGGACTCGTCGGCGCCCTGATTAACGATGAAGGCGCCACGCCTTTCGAGTGGAAATGAACACTGAGCGCATTCCCAGTTTTGGGCTGCTGCTAGATCATCGACTGTCATGCTGTACCTGCTTTCTCATATTGAGTTCTCATCTCTTAGGTGGAGATTGCAGGGGTTACCTAGTGCCGATTCCAAACAATCGTCTGACCAGGGAGAACACTGCTGGCGGCAGGACTGAAGGTCATGATCCAGCCGGGCGAGGTTCGCAATCGCTGGCTCACTGGTGGCCATCCTGCGCACATCGTCAGGACGCTGAGCACCATCTCCGAGACCGCTAAATGAGCGTTTGCTACCGGGTTGTGGGGCGTAGTAGCCCAGGCCCAAAATACGAGCTTCTGACCAGGACTTTCCGGGCAGCAAACACTCACCACGGTCGGTCATTTAGCGTCTCGCCATGCGCTGCTGACAAGTCCGACCACAGAAGCGTGTCTTGCCGGGTCGGTGGCTGATGTCCTTGACGCAGTGTCGGCCTTGGCACACCCGCTTGGTCGTGGCCTTGCCGGACTGACGGCGCAGGGCATCGAACTCTCGATACACCTCATCGAACTCGGCGCCGTGGGTGTGGGTCCACTGGTCGGCGCTGGCACAAGCGTGTTCGTCACGGTGTGACTTCGCCCACAGCGGAGTAATACGGCCGGGTACGTCGGTGTCCGACCAGTAGTGCTGGTCGATCATGTGAGCCTTGACTTCGTTGAGTTGTCGGCTAGTAATCATTGCGGTGCTGCTCATTTCTTCTCCCATGGATTCCGACTGGTGCCGGGTCTCTGGTACCTAGGTACCGTCTGCGGGCCACGGCAGTTCCGTAGCTCCTACCTCTTAGTGGCTCTCCGGGCGCCTCTCACACTGTCTCTTATGAAACTCTTATGTACGCCCATTACCTCGGTACTCAATCGAACACCCGTTCCCTTCGGCGCCGACCCTCAGTACCCAGGTAGAGAAACTAGAACCCAGTGTTCTACTCCGAGTTGGGACGGCGCCGGTACCTCGGTACCACTGACACGTGTTCCACCACGGCCTGCGAGACCGGGTACAGAGCGGTCGGCGGCTCGGGTGCTCCCACTGTCCAGCGGATGCGCTACGACGGCTGTGTACCCTCACCTGTAGCCTCACAGGGGTCATCGCATGAACCCCCGGCTCGTGGCTATCGGGTTGTCGTCCCTACGTCG